TTTTTGTAATGTCCTTGCGGAACTTGCTTACGTCAAATGGTTTTCCCATTTCTACTCCTTATATGTACTTATTGTCTATTCACACCATTAGTATATAGACTAAATGGTTCTTTGTCAAGCATGTCGGGACATTGCTCTGCCATTCTATCAATCTCAAAATCAAGAGGATAATGGCGAAGTGCTGCCCTTGCTCGGTCACGTACTATGCTTGGCACCCTAGGTGTTTTGCCAGGGTCGCATAATTCTTCCAATAACTTTTTACTTTGCTTTAAAGCTCGGTATCTTTCGTCTGGTAGTGTCATAACATACTCCTTAATAGGGAGAGGTTTCCCTCTCCCATTTCAATTAAGCAGTTTTGTTCTGACGGGCACGAATCATTGCTAGAATGTCTTGTGCTTTGTCGCTACTTGGAGCTGCTTTTGGAACTTCAACTGGAGTAGATGCTGTTGCAGGCTCGTCACTTTCCCACGGTGCAGTAGAAGTTTCTGCTACGGGTGCTGTCGCGGGTGCGCTTGCTACTGGAGTTGGCGCTGACTGTTGAGCCGCTGTTGAACCTGCAGGTGCTTCCAAGCCGTATGGACGGTAGTAGTTGCCCCAACGTTCGTTGTCATATGGTTGACCATCAACTGACGCATCAAACATTTCTTTGATGATGCGCAATTCTGCTTCGCCTGGGCGCTTTGGTAAGAAGTCAGCAAGGTTGTACAAACCGTGTGCTTCAATCGCAGCCGCTTCTGCTTCTGTCAATGGTGACTCTTTACGTGCCCAGTTACTTGTTGAGTAATCTGCGTAACCACCCTTGCTTGTTTTCTTGATATTCAAATCAAGACCACGCAAGTAGTCAGTTGGCAACTCATCCAACTCTGGATCCATCAAACTAGATTTGATGATAGTAAAGATTTGTGGGCTGATGATGAATCGGCGAATAGGGTTCGCTGGTGTTGTGTCATCGCCAATTGGATTTTGACGAACAAAACCTTGGAACAAGTATGAACGCTTCTTCCAGTATTTGTTTGCCATTTCTTTCAATGATTCGTCTTTGTACCAAGGACGAACTTCTGCCAAGATTGGGCAAGATGCCTTTGCGTCATACATTTCAACGCAAGGTACTTGAACCTCAACACGCTTAACGTTTGGATCACCTTTCACACCATTGAATGGTAGTTTGATGATTTGACGTTCTACCCAGAAGTATGGGTTATTGCTATCTGCATCAGGCAATAGGCGTAGACTAGCTGTTGAGCCTTCGTCCATATTCCAGTGGGGGTAGATAGAGTTGTCTGATTGCTTTTGATTAGAACCAGAATTTGATTTGTTTTCTTGCGCTGCGATACGAGCGCGGATTTCTGCTAAAGATGCCATAATGTTATTTCCTTAAGTTGGTCTTTGTTTTATATTCGCTACACAGAATGTGTAACTAACACATGAGATAGTATAGCATACTATTCTCTTATGTCAATAGTATTTATCCCAGATATGGTAAACCTCACTTTTTAGTGAGGGTTTTGGGAGTTTTAATAACCGCCTGATAAGCGATTCAACTCTTTGGTAAAGTCTTTAAACATAGACTCGTGTATTCCTTGAGGAGGCTCGGTCGGCATTCCTGGTAATTCAGGTTGCACTGGTCTTGATTTGCGCAACCACCCACGAACTCTAGCCAAATATTCTTCAATGCGGTTGTCATCAATGTCATCACCGTAAATCAATAGTCCGCCGTTAACTGTTCTACGTATAATTTCTGCTAACTGTTGTTGTGTGTACTGTTTCAAATCTAATGGATATACATTACTATACCAACGAATTAAATTAGGCAACACGGTATCTTCAATATAGTCGGGTGGTTCATTCATCTGAATAGGTAAATTGGCTTGTTCTGCTACATTCTTTGGTTTTTGACTCATAGTATCCTTCAACTCAGGTGATAGGGCCTGATCCTTGTTTCTGTTTTTGAACAACGAGACTACCTTTGACTTGTCAAAAGGTTCTTCATAAGATAAATCTTCAATGTCAGTTTGAGGTGAATTGTTTGCAGCCTGTAGTCTTGCTGCCATCATCTCTTCTGGATCAATTGGCTCAGGCGGTACCTTAGCTAAGTCAGCTTCGTCTTTGTTTTGTGTATCTACTTTTGTACCAGCGACACTGCCTGCGGTAATACCTGCTTGTCTAAGCACATCAGGATTTAACTTATAAATCAAATCAGCTAAACGATTAAACTTATCTTGCAAGTTATCATTTTCTGTTTCAACATTAGTCAAAACTTGTTTAGCACGATTTTCAATATTTTTGACTTTATCATCTAAGTCCGTGAATTTATTACCCCAGGAACCAATCTTCTCTGCGTTCTTACGGATACTCTTTTGAAATCGCAATTCTTTCTTCTGTAGTTCAGATTCAGTCTGTTCTAGTCTACCCATTACTTTACCAAATAGCTCGTCATCTACATTTTGTCTTTGACCTAATGAAGCTAATGCTGTTTGAACTTTTTCTACGTCTTTGTTATCAGCAGGACCTGATTTAATCTTATTAACTTTATCTGCAAGTTCTCGGTATTTCTTTTCATCAATCCCTGGCTTATTTTGCAATGATTCTAAATCATTAAGCATTCCTTGTACTTTGTCAGCACTTGCCTTTGCAGCCATTTGCTGTACTTCACCTGCAGGTTTTAATTTAGCACTCAAGTCACGTAGTCTTGCAACTTCCTGGTCAGTACGTGCCGCTTGGGTCTCGTGGTCATGTAGTTCTTTACCTAACTCATCAAGTGTACGATTTAGTTTTTGATTTTCTCTTTTTTGGGCATTGATAACCTTGTTTTGTTCAAGGTTCATTTGGTCATTCTTTTCAAGCTCGTCACTCATATACAATGACAATGCTTGGTCAGGACTTAACTCAGGATGTGCTCGTTGTGCTTTATATGCAACGTCAATCTTTCTAGGAATAGGTCTATCAGCATTACCTGACATAGGCGTACCCATTCTTGATGACTGTTTTGGTGCTTTAAATTCTAAAACACTATCAGCCCATTCAGTGAGTAACTTTACTTCTTTCATAGTCCCGATAACTTTTTAATCTTTGATAAAGGGTCTTCGGCTACTAGTTTACCTCGTAAACCTTTTTGACTCTGTGGTTCATTGCCTAAAATTGCGCCTGTACTAACTGAGTCAGTAGGACCCATTTGACCAGCACGTTTTTGGTCACTATCTAAACTCTCGTCAGTTTCTTGTTTGTTAAGTCTTTGCGCTAATTTAGCAATGTCAACTTTACCTAATTTTTTCTCAATGCGTTTAACGGCTTCGCCTGCGCTAGATGCAGTCTTTTGATATTCATCACCGTAATCAGCTTCTTCTGGATCTTGGTAGTCTTCAACATCATTGTCTAATGCTGCTTGGCCCATCTTCCCATCCATTAAGTTGTCAGCCCATTCTTCTAATTCTCTAACTTGAGGAATTTCAGTTTCTACTATGTTCTTGCTTAATTTACCTAAGATAGGCATTACTGATTCAATGCGAGGATCAAGTGAACTTGTCATAAACATTTCACTTAAATCAACACCCTCATCTTCCATCAATGCAGGAGTGTAGCTTTCAAAATAAGCACTATATCCTTTTTTGCCTGACATCTTGTGCAATGTTTCACGCAAGTGTTGATAGTGATTGACACCTTCGTTTACTAATTTTTGCGCTGATTCGTTAAACTGTCCATTGCGAGTAGCACGAACAAATCCTGCCATCTTGTTATATTCTTCACACAAGCTAGTAATGTGTTGACCACGTTCATCGTAAGGTGTACCACCTTCTGCTACATGTCTAGCATATACTCTTGCTAAACCGGGCTTATTTGTAGGTAATAAGAATCTTTCACCGTGTGCGTTCTCAACGAAAATCTTTTCTACATTGCGATAGCGTTGGTCACCTTCTTGCATTTGACTCTTGTGTTGTAGTATGATTTTTGTTGTAGGGACATTGTCGCTATAACTTTTCATCTTACCTAATGCATAGTAGCCTTCTCTCAGGCCTTCTCTTTTGTTACGTTCTCTTTTCGCCATATCAGGTTCCAAATCGTCTTGGTCACTAAGTTCAAAACCTAGCTGTCTATTTTTTGCAAATCTTTTCAAGTGCTGTAATAAATGGGTGAATGATTCACCACCGGAAGTAGTTGCTTGAGGTGCATTCTGTACATCGTCACCGTAGTACACAATCATTCTATGAAGTCCGTCTACTGTTACTGTAACTTTACCATAAGCTACGTCATCTTGGGTGAAGTCAAATTGGAATACTTCTGCTTCGTCAGGAATAGCTACTTTTTTACCTGCACTAGTGTACATGTCAGGACGATATCCTCTGCTTTTAAGCAGTCCAAATAACTCGCGGTTTAATGATTCTGAATTTACTGGCATAATTTTGTCTCTAATTAACTATTTATCAATTATCCAAAGATAGCAAAGAAGGGCAAGGGCTCAATAATGTCATCATGGTCTCTGATTTGTTCCTCTAGATTATAGTGGAAATCGCTTAA